TCGTCGTTGTCGTCGTTGTCGTCGTTGTCGTCGTTGTCGTCGTTGAGTATTCACAGGGTACAATGAAGTTGCTTGTAAAAAGTATTTTGGCAGGCACAAGCTTCAATTTTGTTTCGAAATATGAATTGAAAAATGTAAAACCTCCGGTCTATATATATCAAAGGTTTTATCTCTAAATCTGATCCCCCAAAAATGGCCCTTTGAATTTTAGTTTCTAAAAAATGGGCGAAAAATGGGGATGCTTTTCTTTGGATTTTCCTTGGCTCTGGACTTTTGTAAAAAAATGATTTTAGCCCGTGGATTTTATTTTCGGGTTTTGATTTTCGGATTTGTGACGATAAACTGTAAGAGTTTTAAAAATGAGAGCATTATGGTGCGGATGTTGCGACGGGATGGCCGCGGTTGTTGCTAGGGTTATCGTCACAAAATAGGTGGTGGGTGGTGCGTGCGTGTCAGGTATGGGAGGCTGCTATAAATTACGATGAATACTTTGTGCGTTTATTGTTATATTTTTTTCGAATACGTGATTTATTTTGTTTGATCTTATTACGCATTTTTTTTGTTTTTTTTCCTCCAAATAGCCCTTGTGGATCTTCTAATGGTGGTGCGGATGGGACAGGTGCAGATGGGACAGGTGCGGATGGGACAGGTGATAATTGGGGATGTGGCTCCTCAAAAGCAGCAGCTTTTTCAATCCTTCGTTCATTCAAAAATTTAATAAATTGATCTGTTGTTGGAAAATTACCTACGCTACGAATACATCTATCTAATACATCAGATGATAAATAACAATCCACAACTGGCATTTGAGGATAATGGGCTATTGCCATCGGACGTTGCGACTGATCAAATGGGCGTTCAGGAAAATTTTTTACAAGAATCACACACTCCAAAAATAACATGTTTAATTCAGAGTTATGTTTATCGCTTCGAGGAATATAAGAAAATCCATAAGTATTTTTTATCGGAACAAATTGAGATATAAATTTTAAAATAATATTATCTAATGAGATTGAACTACCTACGTTTGTATATCTATTTGTAATTTCTCTCAAACTAGCGTCTTTTGAAGTTGACACATGAAAAAGTGCCAACCATTTTAATAACATCGATTGATCTAAATTTGGTTTAGGTTGCTCATCAACACCTCTACATTCAGCAAATAATTCACGTAGTTTTTTCTCATAGCCATTTTCTGTGGTAACAACCTTTCGTGTTTCATCAATCATCGTTTCATTTAATTCTCCTTCACGAATCAATACATCTGACCATAATTTTAATACTCTTGCGTGATATTTGTTAATTTTAGTTTGGAAATTTTGTAATATATTTGGAGTATGTCCGCTCCACCATTTATAGACCGCATATGCTATATGTTGACACATATCATTATTTGTTATCTGTGGTGATGATTGAGTGTAATTTGCTTCTGTTGCACACAATTTTGACACAAATTTTTCTATAAAATCAACACATACGTCAAATTTTATCAATGTATCTGTTACATCGTTCGACGTCATTATTTCATTACTTTTCATCACTTTGTCTGATATCGTTTGTAATATTATTTGTGCAATAATACTGAGTCCAGGATGATATGTTGGACGACCGTCTCGATTATCCCATCTACAAGAGTATAAAGCAAATGCACGAATAATTATTCTTTTAATTTTTGTCATATCTTCATGTGTAAAAACATCCGGATGTGACTTTACAAACTCAATTAAATCTGTCTCTAATTTTTCAGGTGGTTGTATGGTTTGGCCAACAAAACCAAAAGGATGGTAAGAAATCCTGCCGATTTCCCAATATGGAGAACCATGTGACATACTCATTATTTATTAATGAAACTAATTATATATATACGAGATATAATAAATCAGCCGAAAATATTTCGTTTGAAAACGAGTAAATTGGAAAGTTTGGATTCTTGGGAATCAAAATTTTATGTTTCAAGGACAAAACCGCCGAAAATATTCCGTTTGAAAACGAGTAAATTGGAAAGTTTGGATTCTTGGGAGTTGGAAAATTATGTTTCAAGGACAAAACCGCCGAAAATATTTCGTTTGAAAACAAGTAAATTGGAAAGTTTGGATTCTTGGGAGTTGGAAAATTATGTTTCAAGGACAAAACCGCCGAAAATATTTCGTTTAAAAACAGAAAAAATCCAAATAAAAATGTCCAAAAATGTCCAATTTAGACCCCCTAATTTTGGACATTTTTGAGCCGTCCAAAAAATGTCCATTTTGCCGTTTGCGCGCCGTCAATTTTAAACATGAAATGCAAAACACCAAAAAACCGGGTTGTGACCATTATGCTCTCAAAACGTGTTTTCGACCCTAAAAAACTGTGACTGAACTTTTTTGGGGGGTCGGTAGCCGCGTCCATTTTGAGGGGTTAAAATCGGACATTTATGTATAGGATAGATTTAGGTAAGTTACCCAAAAATATCCACATATGCCTAATAATTTTTTTTGCGAAAAGTGTGACTTTAAATGCTCTAAACAAAGTATTTATAATAAACATTTGGAGACAACCAAGCACAAACGAATGGGTAATTATTTATATCCTTACTCGGATATATCCGGTAATACCATATCCTTAGATGTAAATCACCCACATATATGTCAATATTGCTGTAAATCTTATAAATATCTGTCTGGATTATCTCGTCATAAGCGTATGTGTCATAAAAACAATTTTCACGGTGATGATACTCTTATGGATGATACTGTTATTGATGATAGTTCTATTGATGATAGTTCTATTGATGATACTGTTATAGATGATACAGATATTACTACCGAGTTCAGTGAAGATAAAATATCACAGACAGATAATGTTATTATACGTAAGAGACCAAGAAACAACGAAGAAAAAACGAACAAAAAATTAAAACAACTTATTGCCGAAAATAGTGAGATGAAAATGATGATGTTTCAGATGATGGCAACAAATAGTCAATTTCAATTACAAATGTTGAAACTAATGAATAATTCTCAGGCTCAACTTACAAATCATAATCAGGGACAGCCGCATTCCTCATCTATATCCGGCGGTGTTGCTTTGAATGGCGATAATCCCACATTCACCAACAGCACCACCAATAACAACAACAATACCTTCAACATGAACATGTTCTTGAACGAAAAGTGTAAGGATGCGATGAACATGAAAGACTTTATTGATTCCATCCAATTGAACATGACCGACATGGAGAATATGAACCGTCTTGGCTATGTCGAGGGCATGTCGAATATCTTCATCGACAACCTCCAGAAAACCGACCTATACAAGAGACCTGTCCATTGCAGTGACGTCAAGCGCGAGACCTTATACGTCAAGGAAAACAACCAGTGGGAACGCGATGGCCCTGACCACGCAAAAATGACAAACGCGGTTCTTGCGGTAGAACATAAGAATGTGGTCCTCGTGAATGAATGGGCGAAGGCCAACCCGCGCTGTCTGAATAGCACTACCCGAGAGAATGATAAATATATAAAAATGTCGAGGATTGTAACGGATGGAGAGAAGGAGGGGAACATCGATAAGGTGATACGGAAAGTAGCAAAGAGCGTGGCGATTGAAAAGGGAGGCGCGACGATTGAAAATTCATAAGGTCGGAATTCCTTCTTTTCCGCCGAAAATATTCGCTTCAATATTATAAAAATCCGATGCGTTTGGGAATCAGAATTTTATGTTTCAAGGACAAAACCGCCGAAAATATTCGCTTCAAAAACCGGTTTTTTTCAAAAGTTTGGATTCTTGGCATCCGCCAAATCATGTTTCAAGGACAAAACCGCCGAAAATATTTCGTTCAAAACCGCCGAAGGCAAGAATAAACGAAGGATTTAGACCCCCTATTTTTGGACATTTTTCCGACCGTCCAAAAATGTCCATTTTGCCGTTTGCGCGCCGTCAATTTTAAACATGAAATGCAAAACACCAAAAAACCGGGTTGTGACCGTTATGCTCTCAAAACGTGTTTTCGACCCTAAAAAACTGTGACTGAACTTTTTTTGGGGGGTCGGCGGCGTGCGTCCATTTTGAGGGGTTAAAATCGGACATTTATGTATAGGATAGATAAGATTACTATAAGATTCTTATAAGATTATTTTATAAGATTTAGGATAGATAAGATTACTATAAGATTCTTATAAGATTCTTATAAGATTATGCCCAAAACATATATTGATTATTCCAATACTATTATTTACAAAATATCATGTAAAGATGAAACGATTAGTGACGTGTATGTAGGATATACCACTAATTTTGTCCAGAGGAAATATGCGCATAAGGTTTGTTGCACAAACAATACAACTAACACAAGCAATTGTAAGTTGTATCAAGTGATAAGAAATAATGGCGGCTGGGATAACTGGAAAATGGAAATAATCGACGTTATTACCTGTAATGACATGTATGATGCGAAAAAGAAAGAACAAGAGTATGTGGTATTATTACAAGCCAACTTAAATAGTGTTGAACCGCTACCTCACCCCCGAAGAACAAATTATCGTTTTTATTGTGAAAAGTGTAACTTCAAATGCTCTAAACAAAGTATATATTACAAGCATTTAGATACAATAAAGCATCAACAAGATAAATCGATATCAAGCACAATGAACTATGAAACAAACACCGAGGCAGACCCAGACCCCGAACCAGAAAAATATACACCAGATGAAACAACCCAGCCAATAACACGTGATGAATATAATAACATTTTACATTTATTACTCGATTTGAAACACAAAGATAAATCAACAAATGAAGAATATAACGACGATAATGATATATATCCGAAACAAAATATTAAGATATCTTTGGCTGAGACATCACAGTTGATGAGTGATAATAATATACAAAATAAACTAATACTTGAACTAATCAAATCAAACACTCAATTACAAAACCAAATGTATGAAATATGTAAGTCATCACAAGCATTAACAACGAATAATATTACCGCATCTACAATACATGATAATTCCACTACTACCAACAGCACCACCAATAACAACAACAATACCTTCAACATGAACATGTTCCTTAACGAGAAGTGTAAAGATGCGATGAACATGAAAGACTTTATTGATTCCATCCAGTTGAACATGACCGACATGGAGAATATGAACCGTCTTGGCTATGTCGAGGGCATGTCGAATATCTTTATCAATAACCTCCAGAAAACCGACCTATACAAGAGACCTGTCCATTGTAGCGACGTCAAGCGCGAAACCTTATACGTCAAGGAAAACAACCAGTGGGAACGCGATGGCCCCGACCACGCAAAAATGACGAACGCGGTTCTTGCGGTGGAGCATAAGAATGTGGTCCTCGTGAATGAATGGGCGAAGGCCAATCCGCGCTGTCTGAATAGCACTACCCGAGAGAATGAGAAATACATCAAGATGGCCAAGATTGTAACCGACGGAGAGAAGGAAGGGAACATCGATAAGGTGATACGGAAAGTAGCAAAGAGTGTAGCGATTGAAAAGGGAGGCGCGACGATTGAAAATTCATAAAAACACATAAAAACAATCGCGGTGATTACTATAAATTACGCCCGCACCGAGACCCACCACATCCGCGATGACAGACGAAACTACCACCACACCCACCACCACCCCCGCCAAAGTCGCGATTCCAAAAGAAACAGTCACGCGACTTCTCCGCGATATTCGCGATGTAATGACCGACCCTACCTTACGCGAATGCGGTATTATCTATCGCCATAGTGAGACCGACCTCCTTACCGGATATGCGTGTATCGTGGGTCCAGCCGACACCCTCTATTTCGGTGGCTACTACTTCTACCTCTTTAAATTCCCTACGAATTATCCACATTCCCCACCGGTTGTCAGTTTTATTACAAATACCGGAAATATACGGTTCCACCCCAATTTTTATGCCAACAAGAAGGTCTGTGTTTCAATCGTGAATACATGGCGAGGCGAGCAATGGTCGGGATGTCAGAATATTCGGTCTGTTTTAATGACGTTTCAGTCGCTCCTTGATAAAGAGCCTCTTCTTCATGAACCAGGTGTTCGTAAAGAGCACAGCGATTTTGTGTCCTATCACATGATGGTTGAATACTATAACTACAAATTCGCATGCTTGACACTAATGAAGGAACTTACAACACATGTCACGATAGAACCGGCACTTGTGGCCGACTTCACGGAGTTTATGAATGTCACGTTTCGAGAGAATAAGGGACGTATTCGAGAGATTTTGGTAGAACGAATGAAACGATACCCCGACCGTAAATCCATATTCATAGGGTTGTATGGCGGAATTCATACCGTTATCGCATATGATACGGTTATGAAGGATTACGAAACGCTGGTCGCTACCGAATAAGAAAAGTATTTTATATGATACACTCTTGCCTTAAATTGAAATGAAATAAATGTATCTACAATATACATAGTAGTCTCGATTCTCGAAATTTAAGAGATGCATTTCTGTTCTGTATGTGCCAACATGTATTATATCAGTATTACCCCCGAAAATGAACTTCAGTATTACTGCCGGAACTGCGGGAATATTGACGACACGATTGCGGCGGATAACATTTGTGTCTCGAAAGTCAATATAAAACACACGACGACCCAACAATCATTCTCTCAGGTCGTCAATAAATATACGAAGTTTGACCCGACGCTTCCTCGTATTCATACAATTCGCTGCCCGAACGATGAATGTCCAAGTAATGCGAGCGCGGGCGCGGACGCGGGCGCAGCAGGCGCGGCGGGCGAAAAGAAGAAATCGAAAAACGAAATCATATACGTCCGTTATGACGACACAAATCTCAAATATGTCTATTTATGCGCCAAATGCGACAAAGTGTGGAATACAGAACAACAATAAATTGAAACATAATAAAGTGTGAATAATATATATATACACTTTATGATGTCGAGTGGAATTCCGAGTTTGCCTAAAAAACAGTTGTTGCGCGGTGAAGGAGCCGATGCCGATGCCGATTCTGATAATGAAGATGCCCCAGTGATTCAAGAAGAAGATGATTCCGATGCGGAGTCGGCCGCTGCGGGTTCGGAAATGAACGAAGATACGGATGACGACGACACGACAGCCGGAACGCTTACATCGGGAGAAGAAGATGAAAGTGATGAAGGGGGGGCGGCCGGAGCAGGAGCAGGAGCAACAGGAGCGAATAATAGTGGCGATGAAGACGACGGTAGCGGTGCCGAGAACGCAGATGATGATGATTACGCAGAAGAAGGAGCCGGAGCAGGAGCAGCAAAGAATAAGAAAAAGCGATCTGGGCCTGCGGCGGCGACATCCCGACGTAAAAAAAACATGGAAGACGACATGACGCTACTTGGTGTTCCTCATGGAATTCAGTTTGATGACGACGAAGAAGATGATGAAAGTTCCGACGAAGATATAGAATATTTTCAGAAATTGAAGCGGAGTGTTCATGAAAGTTATATCGATACCTATCATCCGGAGTCGATGTCCCACAACTATGACGAAATTCAAACACTTGCGCGAGTGGTTCGGAATAGCGCCGGCGTCATCGTGGATGACTTACATCGCACGATTCCGATTATGACAAAGTATGAAAAAACGAGAATATTGGGTCAGCGTGCCAAACAACTGAATGAAGGCGCACCCGCATTCATCAAAATCGATTCTACGGTGATTGATGGTTACTTGATTGCGGTGAAAGAACTGGAACAGAAAAAGACGCCCTTCATCATTCGTCGTCCTTTACCAAATGGCGGTTCTGAATACTGGCGAGTCCAAGATTTAGAGATATTGTAATCCTATCAGTAGTCATCAAATATAAAGTCGGGGTCGCCGGTAATCGCACGGAGTGCTTGTGTAATGTAGGCTCGTTCTATGGCGTCGGCTTCATAATAGTTCCAATAACAGTCTTGAAGTGTCAGCTCACCGGTATGCTTACTATTACTAACCTCGACATTCATGAAGTGACTTATCGTGCAATAATAAGGACTTATCGGATAATCATTTTTTACAAATACAACTTTGCTGTTGAGATGGGCGAATTCTGGCCTTTTTTCTTGGATGAGGTACGTTTTGCCGACTTTTAGGTCGGCGGGAGCAACAAGTCGGAGAGGTCGCATTGATAGGATGGATTGATGTGTTCGTCGTCTGTGTGCGTCTATGTGTAAAAGTAATCGAACAGAATCAATTTTATGCCTAATCACTATAATAATTCGCAGGTATTATACCTACATAAGGCTTGAATTTGGGGCGTTTGTAAAAGCTATCAATAGAAGAACCGGATGATGAATTCGTCATGGATGTTAGAGGGCTTGAAAGGTCGTCGAATGAATACGGGCTTCTATCTCCTATGTCGAGACCAACGCTTTTGCTACTACTACTATTTTCGCCGTCTTTCACATTTTTATCCGCAAAGCAGCACCCCCCACTACGACACCAACAGCATTTGAAGTAATTTTGTAATGTAGTAAAAAAATTGTCTGTCGCCATCTTTTTACTATACTATACCGATGTATTATCCGTTTATTATGATTATTCATTAACATTTCCACCGTTTTCCGCATTCCAAGCATGTCACGAATGTCGTCATCGGTTCATCCGCCGAACGAGTTTGAAGCTGGTAATACGTGCATTTCTTGGATTTACACTTGTTACACGTGAAGTTGTCAGTGGAAGCCTCAATATTTGGTTCATACTTTTGCTTGTCGCGTATTTTCTTGTCGTCGATAAGCTTTTTCCATTTCTCAGGGCAAATCTCTTGATGCGTCATGAATGCGATTTCATGTGATTTGATATTGCCCGACAGAACCGCACTCGCCACATCTGGTTTCTTTAAATTGATATACACCGAACGTAGGCGGTCAATATAAAGCGTCACAAAAAACGTGTTCGACCACTTTTTCACAATATTGTTCTTTGACGCATGCTGAATCGCCCAGTTGAATATGCCTTTCTCGATATTCGTGGAGAAGGTTTCGATGTCGTCGCCACCACCGCCACCGCCACCGCCACCGCCGTGAGTATGTAATAGACCCGCAATCCGCTTTCGTATTTCAGCACGGAATTGGTCGGGGTAAGCAATCGTCTCGATATTCGACATATTGTATTGTATAATGTAGAATAGATTTCTTTATTCAATTTTTTAGAGATATTCTTCTTCGCTTAATTCCTTTTCACTTTCTTGTTCCACCGGGGGTTCTTCCGCTTGTTTTTTTGTTCTTTTCGTGGGGTTTTTACTGGGTGCTGCCGCCGCCGCTGCCGCC